CCACAATCAGACCAACTTAGGGGGCAAAACCCGGTAAACGACTCTTAGACAGCGGTGCCAATAAACAAGCCAACTGATAGTCCGCACCCCCCGCTACATAAAGTTCTGTGGGTGTACCAGACAAATTATGCAGCACTCCATACCTGGTGGGCTCAACAAGAGCGGGAAAGAGTGATGCACCATAAGTCTTAGTACGTGCCCATGTAGCGGAGGATACGTACGGGATCTCGAAATCTAAGATCGTATTCTGCTCCAAAATGTTAGTAACTGTGCCATTTCCAACTGCTTTTGGTGTATTTGTTGTACCCAATACTCCAGGATCTAATAACACCCAAGGAACTGTAACATCGCAACGGTACTTGCAACGTATTGTTCCTCGGGTATATCGAAACATGGATTGTACAAAATCAAATAAATCTGCTGTTTTGATTTCCGATGTATTAGCTAAAATATCAAAATTGTCATCCGAGGGGGGTCTTGTCGAATAACGCATTGAAATTTCTTCCATCGTAAGATCATCTTCATACAGATGAGATAGTTTCTTATACACACTATCTCCACCGCAGATGTTGTCGAAGGAATCCCACGTTTCGCGAATCAAAGATTGCGCTTCCGCGAGCATACTAGGCAGCCTGGCTTGAGGTGATCTTAAACTCATAAACTGAAAATCATCTCCGGCCGAAATTGCCGTAACAACAAAAACAGCACCAATATTGTCTCCAACTTGGTTTGGGGGTTTTATGGGACGAATGCGAACTGCCATTACCTCGGGTATAGGTAATGTGTTAGACGTATTCAAAGAAATGTATTGTTTTCGTGATATAAAAGGAACTACCACTGAAACAACACTAGATCCTCGAATGGTTACTATACGCCTATAGCAATATGCATCCATATCTGCCGTAACGAAATCTCTTTGGTCGGGGTTGTACACATAAATTCCAAAAGTAGCGGTGATTAAAGGAGATGTGAAGAAATAGAATCTAATCTTCGTACTCCCTCGCCACAATCGAAAAATACAACCTAACTGGTCCATGTATGAACTACGGACCCAAGAAGAAACACCGGGGGGGGCTGATAAAGGTTCGTGTCTTACTGGTACAAACACGTTTGGGGAAGATGTCGTATCAAAGATAAAGAAATCACTGATAGTCGGAGTCTTGGCTATGTCTAACACTTTGTGCATTAGCGCCGTTTCACCTAGGTGATTTGGCGCCAAGTGTTTTCTCTGAACAGAATCCATACTAACAGCTGGGGAATAGACGGTATGAGAAATGGGTCCATAAGAATGTGCTCTAACGTAAGTCAAAGCCCTTTCCTCTTTTTCCACTTCATAACCGTCAAATTTTTCTTTTAAATTTGAATAAATACCTTCCAAAACAGATACTCCGCTCAAAACGGCAGCAACAGGCAAACCAACTTCTGGTGCAATTGCCGTTAAAACGGATCCTGTAATTTCTCCCGCTTCCATAAGCGAGGCATAATCTGGGGCTCTTCCACTTTGTGCAATAGGAATAGCACCAAATACCTCTGGCTCATGAAAAGAAACATAAACATTATAAGTTGGGGCTTCTATGGCTGAATCGGTACTAAGTGATCCAAGGACTTCAGTATAAACTGTTGGTCCTGGACCTGATTCACCCACAAATAACTCATAAACATCATATATCGAGATGAATGGGATTACAAAATCTAAGCCTTCTGCAGATGCCAGATCCAACAACATAGGATTGTTGTTTATCCACTGACGGCTCAAATTTGATTGGTCAACTTCAGGAACCCATGAAACAGCCATCACTCCATATTGAGTTGGAGTAGAATTTGGTACAATTCTAACTCTAACTCCTGTTCTAATGAAGCGAAAACCTCTCAAATAATTAATAATAGTGGGGTAAACTGTTGTAATTATTGAGTATGGGTTGAAAACCAATGTAGCTAAGGACAAAGCTGATTGGTTCGTGAACACTAAGTATTCACGGGACAAAACTTGCTTGGGAGTTTCTTGTAAATAATTTGTGTGATATTCATCGAAATTCAAATTCTGATGCATTGCTACTTCAGAAGTCAAATCTAATGTTTGTCTACCACGACGATCAAGTTCTGTTAACTCTTGATTGCCTCCAAGTGTCAAATTATTCATTGTTTCTCTATCTCTTGTTTGTTCTGCAATACCCTAGCATATACATATTGGGTTGTATTAGGCCCAATACATTGCGAAAACTCACATCAAGCACCTACATGCGTTAATGGAGGGGTCAGTTTAAGCGTGCCCACGCGCTGATTCCTTAAGGGAATCATTCTTACCTAAACCGGTAAAGTAACCTTTAATGATGGTCAATCAAATTATATCGTAATTAACGCCTTATTACATAAGGGAATGGATGAACAGAATCACTGGTTTTAACATCTATGCTGATGGTTTCGTTTGGTGAAACAACACCCTTTTAACGTCTTTAGTGACGATTTCTTTAGGCAAGAAATAACACCCATTTTAACGTCTTATGTGACGGTGCAAATCAGATTCTAATATTGATGGTATCCGAATACTGGAGAAGAAGATTCTCTTTTATAACTGTGCAGCTTGGACACTCTGACAATATGTTGACTTTACTCAACGCATCATCAATAAGCTGTTCATAATAAAGCATCTCCTTCTCAGGATACATAACCAATTCTTGCTTGGCCATCAATACATTCTGTTGTAACTGTTTGATGTTATCATCACTTTTGCGAATGAAACGCAACATAGTGAAGATAGCATCTAAATCCAAGGGTGCATATACCACTCCATCCTCAAGGCGAAATTTTCGAGATAAGAAAATTTGGTCTTCAATCTTCAAAAAGGGACTGTTGATTGAAGACTTCACCGGATCGGTGTAAGTTGATATAAATAACTCGGACATAGTTTTTCCTACAGTTACATTATTGAACCAGTTTACACTAG